AGTTTCCCGAGTAGGGGTTAGTATCCGGTCCAAGTGGACCGTCCCCTCCCCGGAGGGTTCTGTGGAGAACAGTGGTGATTTTGGAATGGAGCTGCTCCCTTGAGAGGTTGGGTCCGAAGGTTTTACCCTTTTGATCCGCTCCTCCTTTGTGAGCTGGCTGAGGTGATGATCTCGTCCTCGCAACCGCTTGATTAACGGCTGTTTGGACAATTTGCTCAATGCTCTTCTGGTCGTTTCGAACGCCAGAAGGAATTGCTTTATCTCCTCCCTTTCCTTGATTATCCACTGGTCCACTGACTTGATTGTTTCTTTTCTTTGGCATTCTGATTGATCTAACAAGTCCTCAATCCTAAACCAACCAGAAAGTTTATTAACAAGTAGATAGTCTTGATTGTTTGGATCTGACGCAGAATCAATTATCTCTTGTAGCGCAGGATCACTGTCACGGCAATCTTCACAAAGACAACCTTTAAAAGAGAGTATTCTTCCAGATGAATACTCTTGTTGTGAGGTTTTAACCCACTGTGATGCCTCTTCGCTAAGGTCAAGCTTCTCACTCGGTTCCGTCGTCGTAGTGTTTGAGTATAAACTCAAACACTGCGGTGGCATCTTGGATCGCTAATCCAGACACACTTTCGTAACCAAGCCAAAAGTTTATGGCCCAATCGAAGGTAGGTATAAAAGGTATACCCTTCTTGAACAATGGCAGCTGTTGGTCCAATGCTGCTCGCCGACTAGTCCAATTCATTCCGTACTCAACATCGAAGATTCGCACATACTCTTCTAAGACCCTCGCCACTTGCAAGAAGCTCTTTTCTCCATTGAAGGTTGTAAGTAGAAGCAATGAGCACATCTTGTTGTACAATCCCACAGGATCATCCACCTTATTATGAACTATGGAGGACCAAATCCTCCCCAGATCATATTTAGGGGCAAATTTTCCCTGGTACCAAACAACAGTTGCACCCAACAATTTCATTCCCACAGGTTCATTTTGGATTTTATCATCTTCTTGCTTAAGCGTTAATCCATAAAGAGCATAAAACTCGCTCCGGCGGGCAAAAGGAGCGAGAAAATGAATACTTGAATCGAAGCATTCAAGGTGGTCATCAGAGTACAAAGCAATCCCAATCAAATTCAATATATCACGCCAATGAGTTACCGATGGAACATTCGTATGAATGTAATCGAACTTCACAATGGCATGGCACAGTGAACCATCATAGGTTGTGTCTCCATCACCACTTTTGAGAAACGGTAGAATTAGGACCTGTCCCCAAGGAGTCAAAACGGGAGCTGCCACAGCGTATCCATAAATAAACTCCTCTCTCTTCTTGTATTCTTTTAAGGTCATACAAGAGTCAGTCATTACCCACAACTTCTCTCGAATATATTTGCATGTCAATCGCAACGCACGCATCAAATGCTTATCATACTTTCTAAGATCACCCTCAACCCATATCCCTAAATGCCTCATGATCTTGCGAATCAAAGCATCAAAACCACCATGTTGGAATGAAATTCCAACAATGATGGGTAAACCTTTGGCAGATGCCAATGTTTTATTGAAGTTCTGATTGCACCTCATTTGGAAGGCGGCATGTGGTAATGGTGCACACTCAATAGATCTAGTATTGTTTGACAAAACCTTCTCCCATGGGAGGTATTCATGTTTTGGAAAAATCATACTCAGTGGATATGCATCCACCAAGTGTGCTTGATCCCAATACTCCTGCACTTCGTTGGCAGCAAATTTAAGGGTTGCCCCTTTATTGCCATATTCTTCTTGATAGAAGACGCCAGCGTTAGCAGAAAGATTAAACACTACTTCCTCCAATTTGAGAACTTTTGATTGCACACCAAAATACCTTAACATGTCAACCATCTGATCTCTCGCCCAGTTCATGTCAGGAACTGCTTGATCATCCAGATGGTCAAATTGTGATATAGATGTAGAAAGTGAATCCCAGTCTGGAGCCACATAGCCATACGTTGGGTCAACAGGCAAACTCGTCAGTTCTGGATCGACTGTTAGATACATTGGACAAAGGATAGTCCGATTCGTACTTTTATGTTTACCATAGGAGCCACCTATTTTTGTGTACAAGAAACCAAGGCTTCGAATGACTTTGGGTATATAACAAAATTTCCTCACCGGTTTTTGAACCAGTTCATTAAGCCATCCTCCCCACCGACGCGGTAGCTCATTCGCTCCCGGTGGGGGACCCCCAGTTTCAGGTTTTAGTTTTTTGAAGCAGGAACAGCAACAGCTGGTGATTGATACCACCTAGCTATCTGTTCATCAGTGAAAGGAACCCACACGTTAACAGCACCTTTTCGGCCTATGTGAACGCCGTACATGACGGTATATGTGGGATCACAAATTCCACCTCCAGATGCACCACTATCTGTTGAAATAAGATGAGTGCCATCATTCTTAATTACACCTGCAGTTGCAATCGTAGGTCCAGCAGTCCCAACTTTCCTCCACAGCAAACTGCCAACATCATTTGGCTTAGAAACCTTTGGCCTCTTGGATTTCAAATTATTGAATTCCTTAGGGACAGAGAGATGCATGACATCCTCCCATAACGGGTCTTTGTCATCCTCTCCTTTTCCAAGCAAAGCGACTTTAGTACTAGCTATTTCAGTAAGTTTGTCACCAACCCATTTACCAACACGCAGCACGTCTCCTACTTTATGTTCAGAGCCGTGCCTACAAGTTGTTATGTAGTTGCCGACTTTGGTTGCCATTTTCCACGTTACATCTTGATCAGGCCACAATACACTAATGGTAATGTCAGCACCACCAGTGAACGGTGTTGTAATCGGTGAAGTGATGACAGGAGCTTCCTTGCTCAGGATTTCATCCTTAGTTTCAGAAGCTTTCTTCTTCTTTTGTTTCTTCA